TATATGGTCAGTTTGAAAATCAGAACACGATGCTTGAAGACCGGTTTGGTACAATCACGGATCAATTCGGTAACGTCACAACACAGTTTGGGAATGTTGCGAACCAAATTGATGCCCAAACCCAAAACATGGACACCCGGTTTAATACGGTTGATACCAACGTGGGAAATGTACAATCAGCCGTCGATACCGGCTTTGCCGATCAGAGCCAACGCTTCGACACGCTCGATACAAATGTCGGCAACGTTCAGTCAGCCGTCGATACTGGTTTCACAAATGTGGGTGATGCTTTCACTCAGCAAAACACGGATCTTGGCGCCGCTTTTGATACAGTTGGAGAAGGTCAAACAACCCTGCAGTCTAATATCCTTGCAGGACAGCAGCCCATCGAAAGCAGCTTGAATGATCTCACCGGCAACGTCGATTCATACTCATCCGAGCTTTTGACCAATCAGGGGATCATGCAGGGCAATCAGGACACCCTTCAAAATTCGTTCGACAGCTACGTTGATCGGTATGGCGAGGATACCGAACTTGCAAACCAAGCTCGTGCAGATTTGCAGACGGGTTTAGTGAATACCACGGATTTAGTTCGTCAGGATCTAGGTCGGATTGCGCAGAATAATGCCAATAATCAGCAGACCCTAGAAACTAGCCTGGATGCAACAAATCGTAATATCGCCGATACCGGTGCAAATACTCTTGCAGCAATGAATACTGGATTTGTGGATCAGGCCGGTTTGATGAATGAAAATCAACAAACAGTCGCCGACACCATGTCTGGCGTCCGTGATAATTTAATGACGCTTTCTGGATCAATGTCACGCAAAGATCGAGATAGGGCACTGCAATTTGCAGGTTTGGCCAAATCCTTCGATGCGCAAGGGCAGCTTATTCAGAATGAAATTATGGGCAACGGTAACACAATTAATCGTGCGATGGATAACAAGACAGGCATGATGCAGGAAACCGTTTACAGCCCACAAGGCCAGGTCGTGGGTCAAAATAACTACGATGTGATGGGCCTTGTTAATGAAGCAAACGCTTTGACTGCAGCACAGCAACAGCAGCCCTTTGGGGCGACTAGCACGTCCTCTGCGCAATCGCCGTTTGCGAACGCTTAATAGGAAATCAAATGCATCCCAAAAATGTAAGTGAAGATGGTATTGCCCTCATAAAAAAATTTGAGGGCCTACACAAAGTTGGCAAAGACGGTTTGATCCATAGTTACCGATGCCCCGCTGGGGTTTGGTCGATTGCTTGGGGTCACACCAAAGGCGTCCGTTCCGGTATGAAAATCACGGTCGAAGAGGCAGAGCAGTTTCTACGAAACGATTTGGCAGACTGCGGTAAGGTCATCAAAAAGCATGTGCATGTGCCGCTCAGTCAGGGTCAGTATGATGCGTTGGTAAGTTTTGTATTTAATATCGGCGGTGGAAAAAACTTCCTTTCATCCACACTCTTAAAGAAGCTCAACAAGGGCCTTTACGATGAATGCCCAGAGCAAATCATGCGGTGGAACAAGGCGAGAGTTGAGGGTAAATTACAGCCGCTTCGGGGCCTGACACGCCGCCGTTCTGCAGAGGCCGCAATCTTCTCCAGAGATGCGCAATTGCCTAGTGATGACGGTGGGCCCGAGATGCCGCAAAAGCCCAGCGCTTCGGCCCCTAAACCGCTTGCTAAATCGAAAACCATGGCCGGCGTTGGGATTGCTGGCGCTGCCACGGCGATGAACGAAATGGCTGGTCAGCTTCAAGGCTTAGTCGCCTATGCTGATAGTTTGAAATTGGTCTTTTTGCTTTGTGCGATCGCTGGCATTGCCTTGGCGGCCTACGCCCGGGTGAAAGATCATAGCGAGGGCGTTCACTAGTGTTTTTGTTCAGCAAGATCAAAACCTACGCCATTGGTGCGTTAGCATTGGCGCTGCCCATTTTATATTTGATGGGCAAAGTCCGTGGAGCCGCTAACGAAAAAAATAAAATACTCACGGATGAACTTGAGGCTCAAAATCAAGCCTCAGATTTTTACAAGAAGATGGCAGAGCATGAAACCGATGCTATTCCTGACCGTCCTAGCCTCGTTAACAGGCTGCGCAACGACGGTCTATAAAACCCAGCTTGAAATCTACTGCCCTCAAATAAAGCAGTACGATGATCAGTTTAATCAAAAATTAGCAGATGAAATCGAAGCCCTATCGCCCGAATTTCGAGCGATTGAAGAGGCTATCGGTAACTACGTTTACCTGCGGGATCGTATTCGCCGGTGTGAGGCCGAAAAGGAAAATATAGATGGCTGAAGAGAACCAAGAAACTGATATGCTTGGGCTTGAAAATGATGGCATGTTCGACTTGGACGGCGCCATGGCCGATGTCGGCATGACCGAGCAAAACACCAAGATTGAAGAGCTTGCGAACGATCCCAATACATACATGACCAATGCTGGTTTGAACCTAAGCGACAAGGTTCCCACATTGGATGCGGATACTGAAGGCACGACTTTAGATCCAACGGATGAGCGTTATGGTTTGGGCGATGATCCTGACGCAAGCGTTACAACCGTTGAGGACGCTGAACTGGTCGATGAGTTGGGTGATACACCTGACGCTGCCAGTTATGAGGCTTCTCTTGCCGAAGACAAATTGGGCACAGATGAAACCACGGTTGATGCAGCCCAAGGCACGGTGAGCGAGGATGCGCAAGTTGATGCCAGTGAAATCGAAATTGATATGGAAGGTGCCGGCACAGGCGTAAATGCCGATGGTACGGTCAACCAAACTGGTGAGGCGCTCAATCAATATGCCAGCCAGGATATTTCCCACATCATCGATACCTCAACTTCAGCAGGTAAACTGCTGGCTGACAGTTTAGGGGAAGGGAACTACCTCGACAGCAAGGCCACAATTACCGGCCAAATGAAGACGATTTCGCAGGAGTTCAAAGATCCTAATACTGGCGAGCCAATCATTCCCCCGTGGGCCCAAGCAACAGCACGGCAATTAAAGCGCTCTATCGCATTTTCAGGAATGTCAGGAACTGCCGCCACGGCTGCGATGAGCACAGCGCTTATGGAAGCCACGTTGGGCATAGCAGAAAAAGAAGCCGTATTCTTTCAAACTCTGACTACGAAAAACTTGGACAATCGACAAGAAGCGATCATCAACAAGGCTAATGCGTTATCGAAATTTGAGGTTGCTAACCTGGGCGCACGGGAAACTGCTGCCGTTACAAACGCCAAGGCATTTCTGGATATGGACATGCAAAATGTCCGTCTTGATCAAGAAGCTGAGATCATAAACACGCAAGAGCGCATCGATGTTATTCTAAGTGATCAAGGTGAAATCAACGCCGCTCGCCGGTTTGATGCAGAACAGCAAAACGACTTCTCTAAATTTTACGATGAACTCGGCGTGAGTGTTCAAAAGCACCGCTCTGAGCAATTAAATATGATAAAGCGCTTCAATGCGGGCGAGCTAAATGACGGCGCTGAATTTGCAGCAGAAATGGAAGACAGCCGCCAGCGTTTTTACAGTGAAATGCAATATCAGATCGATCTAGATAATGCGAAATGGCGTCAAAACGTTGCTGAAACAAACACTGAAATGCAGTTCGAGGCAGCAACTGAAGACGTGCGAAACGGCCTAGATTTATCGCAGGAAGCGATGAACCAGATGTGGGATCGGGTCGATAATCTGCTGGATTTCACTTACAAAGGTTGGAACTCCGAAGCTGACAGAGATGCCAATATTTTGGCTACTACGATCAGCGCACAAGCCCGAGCAAGCGGTAACGCATCCGATCCAGTTCTAGATGGCCTCTTGGCTATTGCTACAGCAAAGGTTGCCGGTGGAAGCGACATTGATGTCCTTGGTGGAATATCCAGCGGCTTAAACTGGCTGACGGGCGGTACGACAGGAAACCCAACTGGCGGTGCGTTTGATTTCTCAAGCCTAAGCTCCACGCTCGGATCATTAGGGGGTGCTACCAGCGCAGCTTCTGGAGCCTTCAGCAGCCTTGGAGCTTTCGTCGCATCCCCCATTGGAATTGCGCTGGGTGGCATTGCGGGTCTGAAAGCATTGGGCGTCGATACAGACGTTCTAGCAGGGGATTTGAATCCTTTCGACGAAGGGCCGTTAGAAATTGATCTCGTGGATACCGTTGAGGACATTTTTGATCCTGACAAGGATTGGCTGGATTGGGGTTGGTAAAAAATGAAATTTGAAGATGCAGTACTGAAATCAGTGAAACTATTTTTGGACGGCAAAGTGCCACCCAAAACTGCCGAACTTGCAGAAGAAGGCAGGATTTATACGCCCGAATATTTTGATGCTCTTGAAGAACGATTATTGGGCGAAGTTAAAGAGGAAGATGAATAATGGTGCTTCCAATAGATGGCCCAATACCTGGCGCAAATTACACCTCAGATACACGCAATTATCCGTGGCACAGGCCACCGGAATATACCGATTATGACGATGCGATAGAGTATTTGATCGGCAAGATTAATGAGCCAGAGAGCCAAGATCTGGTGATGTCACTGCTGGCGCTTAAAATGGATGTAACAAGCGTAGTCACATCGCTGCTTCTACAATCCATTTCCAAAGGCAAGATACCGATCGATCTGGCAATTCTCATTGCAGGGCCTGTCGCACGATACATCAGTATTATCGCCGATGAAGCTGGCGTTAAGCACAAGATGACTGTCCAAACTGCCGGTAAAATGCGGATTACGCCTACCAGTTTAAAAATGTCTTTGGGCATTATTGATGGCGGCAAAGCTCCTGCAGCACCAGTCAAAGAACCTGCTCCTGCAGCCGGTGGATTAATGGGTAAACCAAAAATTGAAGACATTACCACGGCCTCTGCCGAAGAGCAGTCGGCAATGTTGGGATCAAACGACGAGGAGCCTGATAATGGGTTGGCGTGATACGCAAGCTGGCGTTGAAAGCGGTGCGATAAGTTTTGCGCCCAAAAAGGTTTCACCGTTGGAAAAAGGCTTTGCCTCACTCTTAGATGCAAAGGCAAAACAGATCTCGACATCTTACGCTGATAAACGAGAACAGCGGCTAAGAGATGAAGAAGACGCCCGCAAAGAGCGTGAGCGTTTGCGCCTTGAAAGATTGGCAGAAGAGAAAAAGGACAAAGAGGCTCGTGAAGCTGCTAAAGCCGCTCTACAGCTTGCCCGAGTGCCGCTGTCTAATGATGCAGAAAAATTTGCATTTGGCTTAATCAAATCGGGCGCCACGACAAAAGATGTTGCGGATTTTCTATCGCTGGGAATCCAAGAGGGTAACGTTAAATACACTGCTCCGGAGCAAGGGCCGATGCCCGGTGTGAAACCAACCAATGCGGTTTTAACAAAGTATGAAAGTGGTTCTGGGGGCGCAGATGCGCTTTTGAACCAATCTCAAAACAATCAGTTTGCTGGTGTTAAGGTTTCTGCAATGCCGATCAGTAAAGTGATGGACTTTCAGCAAAAGCGTGGCGAGGGTTCGTATTTCGCATATTCCAAATCAAACATGCCCGAGGGCACAGAAGCTGCTCGCAGGGGTCTTGGTTCGACGCCAGTTGGTAAATATCAGTTCGTCGGTGACACGCTTAAAGACTTAAAGGATCGTGGCATCTTTGAAGAGTTGGGTATCACGGATGAAACCATCTTTGATGAGGCCACGCAGGATGCTTTGTTCGTTCGTTACGCTCAGGAGCGTTTAGCTGGCAAGGAAACACCAGAGGCCCGCAGAACGGCCATGAGAGGCGTATGGGAAGGCTTGAAGAAGGCCACCGATGCAGAGGTTGATCAGGTCATTACAGAGATCGAAACAGGAGCGTTCACGGGCGAAGCTGTGGGCGATAGCGGCAAGCTTGTTGAAGCGCCACGTCCTGAATCTATGGATGCCGGCTTTACCGTTGAGCCGCAGCGCCAACTGGGAGTTGATGTAACTAGTTATATCACTGCGATTGATGCTCCTGCCGACATGACGAAACAATTGGCGCTCATTGATGCCGATGTGAAGCTCAGTGATCAGCAGAAGGCAGAGGCTAAAGACAAAGTTCGTCGGTATGTGACTGAACTTCCAAGTGCCAAAATGACCAATGAAGATTTGGCTAAGTTGGAAGAAGATGAATTGCGTTCGTTGGCAGCACTGGTGGATGCGGAAATTAAGGCAATGCCTTCAGAGCAAGCTGATACGAAAAGAGCGTTGTTAAATCGAATTAACACGGCGCTGGGCGGTAAATCCGTGTTCGACATCACTGAATATGACGATCGTGAGGATGCGACAATCCAAACTAAGATTGACGATCCAAAAACGAAAGAGAGTGACAGACAAAAACTGCAAGCTCTGCTCATCAATCGTAAAACCAACAAAACGTTTGAACTGCAACCTGGTGGCGACAGCTACATTGTAACGGTTGTTGATGCCGATAACGTTGATGTTCTGAGATCAACGAAATTGACCACAGATGGGCGTCATGTCGATTTAGCCACAGGCGAGATCGTTGTGCCAAAAGAAGGCACACAACTGATCAATTATGACCAGCAGCGTGAATTGGCTGCAGATTTTGCGAAAATCAACACATCGCTAATCAAGCCACTTGATGATGCTCGGGCAGGAATGCTCACAACTATCAGCGCAGGTAAGCGACTTGCGGATATGATGGAAGCCAACCCTACGGTGAAAACCACTGCAGGGGGTACAGTTCCAGCACTTCTCAAACGCATTGGTCTTGAAGTTGAAGCCGCCGGCGATCTGTTTATGGGTGGAACGTCTGAAGCAGAATTTGCAGCATATGTTGATAGCAAATTACTGTCTGGAAATATCGAAGGTGCTGCTCGGGATAGAGCATTGTTTGAAGCAGATTTGTACAAATTTGCCTTCACCTATGCCTCATCCGTGCTTGGCCAATCAGGACAAGGCCTTTCAAATAAAGA